GTGCTATAGTTATTGGTGCATGGTTTAGCTTTGGAGTTATTGAAAGACTCAATCAGCTTGAGACTAAAAATCAATTATTTGAACAAGATTTATTAGAGGCTTCTGTTCAAAAGCCAATCGACCAAGAACAGTTTATGTTATTAGAGCATATTGCTGAGGGTTTAGAAAAGCTAACAATTAGAGTTGATGACATGATGAATAACAAAGTTAATATTGATAGATTACAGCAAGATGTTGAAAGACTTAGAATTGATACAGAAAAATTAAAAGATAGTGTTAGAGCCAATATTGGTAAATTAAATGGAGATCACTAATGGTAGGTTTTGTATTTGTATTATGCTTATTTATTAATGGCGAGTTAGTTGAACATAGAATACAAGATAGTTTATCTACTTGCTTAAAGATGAAAAGAGAAGCAACAAGAAATATGAATATGGAAAATAAACAATTTATGTGTGGAGAAGTACAAGCTGAACTAGAAGAAAATATAGATGGAAGTAAATCAATTAAAAAGATAGTATCATCTAAATGAAATTTGTTTTAGCTTATACTATCTGCTCTGCCATTACAGGATTCTGTAATACTCCAGCAGTACACCCTGTAAAATTTGACACTTGGACAGATTGCACTAAAGCTGGTGCTACTGTTACAATTAGAGTTACTAACGAGTATCAACAAAAATTTAACGAGGACAAATTATACATATCTTACTTTTGTAATGAAAATAACCCTGACAAAACCCCAGCTTAAAGTATCATCAAGTAAAGCAAGGTTCAGAGTTTTAATATCAGGTCGTAGATTTGGTAAAACTTATTTAGCTGTAACTGAAATGATGAAATATGCGTGTCAGCCAAATAGAAGAATTTGGTATGTAGCACCTACATTTAAAATGGCCAAAGAGATCGTATGGGGAACTCTTAAAGAGATGCTTAATCAGTTTAATTGGATTGAGGATATTAACGAAACAACAATGACAATAACTATTAGAAAAACTAATAGTCAAATATCACTAAAGGGTGCAGATAACTATGATTCACTTAGAGGTACAGGATTAGACTTTTTAATTTTAGATGAGTTTGCTGATATTGATAAGAGAACTTGGTACGAAGTGTTAAGAGCAAGTATATCTGATAGATTAGGCCATGTATTATTTTGTGGAACACCTAAAGGTTATGGTAACTGGAGTTATGAATTATATTTAAAAGGTAAGCAAGATAAGGAATGGGATAGTTTTCAATATACAACTATTCAAGGTGGTATGGTATCTGCTGAAGAAATAGAACAAGCTAAACAAGATATTGATATTAGAACTTTTAGACAAGAGTTTGAGGGTACATTTGAGAACTATGCTGGTGCAGTTTATTATAACTTCCACCCTGTAGATAATGTTGTCAAAAAAGAAATAGATTGGACAAAACCTTTACACATAGGATTAGATATGAATGTTGATCCAATGAGTGCTTGTGTAAGTCAATTAGAAAAAGATAAAGTTTATTTTATAGATGAGATAGTAATTTATGGCTCGAATACTGATGAAATGGTACAAGAAATAAAAGATAGATATGGAACTAAAATGCCAATTACTATTTATCCTGACCCAGCTTGTAGGCAAAGAAAAACCTCTGCTGGTGGAAGAACAGATTTATCTATTTTACAAAATGGTGGATTTAAAGTTAAGGTTAAACATAAACACCCAGCAATAAGAGATAGAGTCAATTCAGTAAATGCAAGGCTCAAAGATTCTAATGGCGAAAGACATATTTTTGTTTCACATTCTTGCAAAACGCTGATAAAAGGGTTACAAAGACAAATATACAAGGAGAATACAAATATTCCTGACAAGGAAGATGGATTCGATCATATGAATGACGCACTAGGTTATATGATTGATTATTTAAAACCATTAACTACTCAGGCAAGATTTAATGCTCCAACAAGATGGACAATGAAGTAATTTATGGCATACACTAGAGATCAAGCATTAGACACCCACAAAGACTACTCTGAAACAATTAATAATTGGGAGTATTATATTAGATCATACAATGGTGGCTATGATTACATGATCGGCCAATACCTAAACAGATATAATTTAGAATTAGATAACGAGTTTAATCAAAGACTAGCTAACACTCCATGCGATAATCATTGTAAAAACATTATTCAAATTTATTCATCATTCCTTTTTAGAGTTAGACCAAGTAGAGATTTTGGTTCTATGCAAGATGAACCCTCATTACAAAACTTTTTAAAAGATGCTGACTTAGAGGGTAACAATTTAAACTCTGTAATTAAATCTGCACAAAACTATGCTTCTATTTATGGTCATTGTTTCATGGTATTAGACAAACCTAATATTACTACAAACACTAGAGCAGAAGAATTAGATCAAGATATTAGACCATACTTATCAATCGTTACTCCAGAGAATGTATTAGATTGGAACTTTGAAAGACAAGTTAATGGTAAGTACGAACTGAACTATTTAAAAATCAGAGAAGAAGTAGATCGTAATGGTGGAACATACATGAGAATTTGGTATCCTGATAGAATAGATACTATCTACATGGAAGAAAGAGAAGAACCTAGATTGATTGATAGTGTTCCAAATATGATTGGTAAAATACCAGCAGTAATTTTATATAATTCTAAATCACACAAAAGAGGAATTGGTCAATCAGATTTAACTGACATAGCTGATCTACAAAAATCTATTTATAACGAATACTCTGAGATGGAACAATTAATTAGATTAACTAACCACCCATCATTAGTTAAAACTCCAAGTGTAAATGCTAGTGCTGGTGCTGGTGCAGTTATTGAAATGCCTGACGAATTAGAACCAAACTTAAAACCATATTTACTACAACCATCTGGCCAGAACTTACAAGCTATTATGGAGTCTATAAATAACAAAGTAGATTCTATAAATAGAATTGCACACACAGGAGCAGTTAGAACACAAAAGACAGGAATAACATCTGGTGTTGCACTACAAACAGAATTTGAATTATTAAATGCTAGACTATCAGAAAAAGCTGACAACTTACAAATAGCAGAAGAACAACTATTTAGATTATATGCTTTATTCCAAGATGCTACATTTGATGGAGAAATTAATTATCCTGATTCATTTAATATTAGAGATTACGCAAGTGATCTTATGTACTTCCAACAAGCTAAAGCATTAAACATTGGCTCTCCAACTTTTGCTAAAGAAGTTGATAAAGAAATCGCTAGAGCAGTAATTGATGATGATGAAAAATTAAATGATATATTTGATGAGATAGACCAACAAGCAGAAGTAGGTCAATTCACACAAGACGAAGTACAACAAGAAACAGTTGAAGAAGAACAGATATAAAAAAGGCGACCATATAGATCGCCTCTTTTGTTTAAATTAATTTATTTAGATTTTTTAATTAATTTAGTGATTTCATTATAGTGATTAATAGACCACCATATAAATGTTTTTTTTTGTAAAACATTAAGATTACTATTTGGAAAAAAATTATCATATTTAGATAGCATTTTATTTACTATGACAGATTTTTTCTTATCAGTTAGGTATGTTTTTTTTTGATTGTTTTTCATTTTCTCTCCTTTGTTAATTAATTAATTTTTATGTAATTGATTTGCATAAACATTTGTCATTATGCCAGAATTGTTATCGACACAAACTACTCCATTATCATATACATCTTCAATAATAACTTTTTCGTTCATTTCTAATAAATTATAATTTTTATTGTTTCCAACAAAAATACAATTATCTCCTTTTTGTAGGATTATATTATTTTTACTTATTGGTTTGATTGACATTTTTCTCTCCTTTTTTTTATATATAAAATCTATTAAAAATTGATATAAAGGTCAAATAAATTATAACCTAGCAAATACTAGATTTTTGACAGAACAAAATTAGAACAAATGGCAGATATTGTAAAAGACGCAACATTATATCGAATCAAGCAAATAGAACTCGCTGAGGCAGAATACTATAAATCACTTATTACAACATTAGACAGAATAGAACGAGAAGTAGTATCTCTTGCTAGTAGATTACCTTTAACAGATGGTAAGTTAATTGAACTGCAATCAGCTATAGCAATCAGACCACAGATAAAAGCTATCTTGGAAAGAGAATATCTTAAATGGTCAGATACAGTTGTTAGAGAGGGTTTTAATAAACAAGCTAAACGAATTGAAAAAGCATTTAAAAGAATTGGTAATATTCCTGTAGAGTTTCAAGAACTAACAAAAGGCGATCTAGCATTAGTACAAAATCTAAAGCAACAATATTTTACTCAGTTTAAAGATGTATCAAATACATTTACAAGGCGATTATCAGAAAAAGTTTATCAAAACACATTAGTTGGTAGCGAGTTTGCAGTATTAGAAAAAGAACTTAGACAAACAATTAATGGTATTTATGCTAGTTCAGATGACCCAGAAATAACTAGATTAGTTGATTTTGTTAATGAGAATAAGTTTGTAGAATCTCAACAATCAGCAGTTGATAAAGCAGTTCAAACATTACAATCTAAATTTGCTAGAGATAGGGCTGGAGAAAATATGAAAAGATATGCTGGTCAAATACTTAATGATTCATTAAGAGATTTTGATGCAACATTAAACTTTAATAAATCACAAGACGCTGGTTTAACTTATGTAAAATACTATGGAGATGTAATACCTACCACTAGGGAAATTTGCAGAAATGTAATTAATGGAGTATATAACAAGAGGAAAAGTGGACTTTTCACAATTGATGAAGTCAATACACTTTGGGCAAGTAGAAGTTGGTCAGGTAAAAAATCTGGCAACCCTTTAATAGTTCGAGGTGGTTATAACTGTCGTCATCAATGGTCTTATGTCAATCCTGATTGGTATGACAGCAAAGGCGAACTAATAATATAACAATAGGAGAACAAATGTCCGAAGAACAAACAAATGTTGCACCAGAAGTACAAGCAACTGAAACACCAAAAGAAGAAGTAAAAGTAGAAACACCAAAACAAAATACTTTCACTCAAGAACAATTAGACAACATAATCAAAGCTAGACTTGAAGCAGAAAAATCTAAGTATGAGAAAAAACTTCAGGAAGAAGAAAAACAAAAAGCTGAAATCTTAAAACAAAAACAATTAGAAGAAGCTAAGACTAAGCAAGACTTAGAAAAGATTATGCAAGAAAGATTATCTGAAAAAGACTCAGAGTTACAAAGAGTTAAAGATCAGATTAAAAAAGAAAAAGTAGATAATTCAATACTATCTGTTGCATCTTCAAACAAAGCTATTAGCCCAGCACAAGTTGTTGCTTTACTAAAAGATGAAGTGAAGTACA